CAGCGGTGCCTCCCCTCATTTAACCGCCCAGCCGCCCCACGTGGGCATAGTAGCTGGACTTCGATCTTTTTCAAGATATGGAGTTGTATGCTAGCAGAGTCCCCAAGTGGTTTCAAAGGACAGTACTGGAGTTATTATACTACCAATACGCAAGCGATAAGCGTTAAGCTTTTCTGCTAACCAAGGATCTACTTCTGATTCATCGACGAGCAAATTTTTCAATCCATCAAAGTATTCGATGGTGTCGATGTCAGTCTGGGACAATCCCCACTTTCTCGAGTATTCGTTTGTGGGCTTAAGGTTCTCGTCCAAAGGCGTAATTGCTAATGTTCGGATTTTAAACCTCCACAGATGAATATTCCACATTCTATTTCTATTGAAAGGAGAAGAGACCGTATTTATACCGGCATTCCCCCAAGCAAGCCAATGTAACAATGGTTTCCCATTGAACAGGGTGCACTTGCATCGCTGTAAAAATAGTCCGTGAAGTTCATCGAACGTTTTAATTGTCGAATTACATCGGTCAATTAAGCTCGAAATTGCGGCTCCAGGATTTTCTTGGACAGCCGAATAACGATTCCGAGAAACGCGAAGAGGCTTTATCGACCTACCATTGTAGGCTTCTTCCCCGCACGCTTCCCTGAAGTTATTTAGTTGTTGATCTGCGAAGCTCTTGTCGTTGTTTACTTTAAAATGACAATCTTCTAGCACACTCAATAGGTCAGGCACTAGAAAAGCTTCAACAACCAGGTCATCCCCGTAAACTAAACAGTTTGTTTTACGGATCGAGTGTCTTGAGTTATACCTCTTTAGAGCTACGCGAACACAAGCTAAAAAGACAACACTTTCCACTGGAAAGCATGTCGCACTGCCCATCGGGGCGAACTTGGCCATACGTAGCAATTTCTTCGAAGGTAACCGTACCCAATCGGATCGTGTGGACCATAGTAGAGTTCTGACATACTGAGGAAATATCATAGAAACAAGTTTCCACGTTATCGAATCGGAAGCCTCAGATAAATCTATTGTGGCAAAATCGCCAAACAGACTACCTTCGACCGCCATTCTACCGCTTCGAGCGGCATCCGAGAAATCTAAGTGCTTTCGCACGGTCGATTTCAAAACCCTAACCATAGCCCGCTGTACGCCATGTTGAAAGTAACTCAACACTGGTGGCTCTTTCGAGATCCATCGTATTGAATTAGCAGTCTTCGGTACAGCACACAATTCGCACACTCTGACTAATTTTGTCAAACGGTGCGGTAAAGGGAATAATGTCCTCGGTTCCCCGGGTAAACCCCGAAACAACCTACCATCCGCGGCCATATGCGAGTACTTGTACCACATATTGCCACCTTCTGTGCGCGTTGCATCTGCAGGCGCGCCGCCACTATTGCTAGGTACAAAATGAGCCATCTCATAATCCCATAGATCCTTTGGAAGGATTTCCGAAATTTCGTGAGAAAGCTCTCGTACCAGGTCCTCGCCGTATTCGAATTCTTTGAACTTTCGTTCGGATTCGATATACTTACTTTCGGCAGATTCTCTCAACTGATTAAAGGTTGATGTGAATTTTGTCCTACCTAAATACTCCGACAATTGACGGAGAGCGCATACTTCCAAAGAGTCTTGGTCTTGATCCACTATAATTTGTTTTAGCAAAGTGAACCAAGGACGAATGAACCATAGATCTTCATTCTTTATTATAGAAGACAAAGGTTTCAATCGAACATTAAGATCTCCATGGAGAACCCTCAAAGTATAGTCCTTCACAAGAGCTATACCCCTGCAGAACGAAGTTGAATCGAAAGCGTGACCAGCAACTTGTTTTAAAAAGTCACCAGCGATCGTTCGACCCTCACTCGTTCTCCCAAGATTTGTGAACACATCTAAAAGAAGAACATGATATTCCGCGATTACCTCTAAATAGTACCATCTATCAAATAAGACAGACAGCGCCATTTTCGAATAATCACTTGGTATCTCGGGCATCGGACCCAGTCCGAAAGCATAATGTATTGCCCTTTTGTCCCTCTTCCAATATGCACTAGAAAAGAGTTCATCTACTCTGTCGATTTTCATCTTAATCGTCCTAGCCATATCGTAACCTACCTACGCGTCTATTCTTAAGTCGCCTCGAAAGATACTTGCAATCAGATTGCCAAGTACTTCGTCGGAACCAAAGAGCGCTCCAATAGTCTGCACAGAGGTCTTTTTGATAAGATCTGCGGTTATAGAGGAGTGTTTAGGCACAGTCATGGTTACAGAGAATTTAAAGGGTAATTCGCCAAATTCTCCGGATACGCTATTCGAAACAGAAAAGTTCTGTTCTATCAGCATATTTACTTGTGTTCCAGCGACTGAATTAGCTAATTTT